ATGGTGAAGGTCATCTATAGAAATATCTAGAAGGTTTGCATCAATCCTTTCAGCAATCTTTTCTTCTGCCATCTCAAGAGTGAGATAAAGTACATTTTGATTTTGAGCAAGACAAGAAGATGCAACATGACACATGAATAAAGATTTACCTACACCAGTACCAGCAAGACAAATGTTTAGTGTTTTCTGCGGAAGACCACCTTTGGTAATTCTGTTAAAGTAGTCGAGATCAAATGGAATCCTCTCTTCAATCCTATGATAATAATCAAACCGATCAGAACTGTCATCAATATAGTCATGACCGACATGAGGATCAAAAGAGACAGAAAGAGCATCGGAAAGAATGTCAGGAATGGCACCCTTGTCTGTTGTTGATTTGGGATTGTCGAGGATTGATATTGATTCGACAACTGCGTTGTAGATTGCTTTGTCCTGACAGAATTTTTCTGTTGAGTCCAATAGCCATGAGAGGTCTGAAAATTCTTGGTCATCTTTACCAATCTCATTGATAAGGTTTATAGACTCTTTGAAATCTTCTTCTGTGATTTTTGCTTCACTTAATTCAATATTAAGAGCCTCTTTATTTGGGAGAGAATTATATTTTAGTATAAAATTATTTATCTGATTGTAGATAATTTTATCAGAATTTTCAGTAAAATATTCATCATTTAAAAATGGTAATACCTTTCTTGCATAATCTTCATTCTGTAACAGATTCTTTAGTATGGTTGTTTCTATCTTCATTACTACCTATATGATGTTCTTCTATTATTTCTAAAATCGCTTGACCTAATTTTTTTTCAAATATTTCACCCTGTTCATCGGTTATAACTCTTTCACCAATATCAGCTGGTGATGTTATTATATCATAACCATACTGGCATGTCAAGGTGCCATCATCATTCAGAACTGGGTCTGTTTTAAAGTCTTTGTATTTAACTACAACATGACAAAACGGGCCCTGTATAATTTGAATACAGAGACTATTATCATTGGGGTCTTCTGGATTGGGGATAATAACAAACCAAGTATCTCTAAGTTTTGGAACATGAGCTTGTGGAGACAAATCAGGCATTAGATAATCCCGCTGAGATCTCTGTCACCTTGAATTTTAGCATCAGGGCCACCTGCTGTATCTATTTTTAAAGATTGTTCAAATTGTCTTCTAGGAAAAGGTTCTTTCGTTGGCCTATGTGTCCATTTACTTGCTTCTGGGCATACCAAATTGAAAGATACTGCCCGTCTAATACCTGGCCCAAAGAACGGAGCTACAGAATGTTTTAACCATGCAGGAAAAATGAGAAATTTTCCCACTTCTGGAATTACCATATCATTTCCTTTTGGTCTAATAGTATTATATGGATTTACATCTACATATCCATTTTCTGTATGATGAAAATTAAAAGATCCCTCTTCATTTACTTCTGAAACTTGTGGTGGAATTTTTAAATAAAATACACCAGACATCAAACCAAAATGGCTGTGAGTTGGATTATAATCATTTTCTTCGGAATCTGTTGCCCAAATCTGCTGAATTTCTAGATTAATTTTAGCTGGGTCAACTTCCATGTTATGTAATCCCGAATTACATAAATAACCTCTCCCCATAGACATAATAAAATCTGACATTTCTTTAGGTAACATTTCATTGGGTAATAAAAGTTGTTTTCCCTTAACTCGTCTAAATGCGTTTTCATGATATAATTCATCATAATGATTTTCGTAAAGATCATCTATAGTCTCATTCATTAGATTAACTAATTCTTTACGCATATTTGCAGTTGCAGCGTAATTATATCTTTGATAAAATGCTACATCAGTTTCATAATCAGCCATTATCTTCTCCTGTTTCAATTTCTGATGTTTTCACTTTTGGTAGAGAAAGTTTTTTCTTAGTAGACAACAATAGATTATCATCTCGTATTTCTTCTTCCAAAATCCAAAATACCATCTCTCGTTGTTCTGCGTTCCATTCTCTTACCCACTTTCGGGTTTCTTCTATCACAGTTTCCCATTGTGATACTTCCTGTGAATTAGGGGGATCAACCATTAGTTTTCTCCTTCATTATTAAGTTGTCATTTCATATATTATAACATAATAAACCGCTGTTGTCAACCACTTGACAAAGCTCTTGACAGATGATATAATACTAGTGTAGGGGTTAAATGATTTATTAAGTCTTCAATTGTACATAATATTCAGCTACAGTAAATCGTTCTTCCTTATATATTTTTTTTCTTTCCTCAAAATGATCTAATGTGTAGTTGTGATTACTACCATAAGACAGATCATCAGCAATATCATACAATGTAGCTATATCTTTCTTTTTAGATTTTCGTAATCCTCGGCCTATTGACTGAAGATTTCTAACCCGACTCTTAGAAGGACTAGCGAAAACGATGTTATGAAGATTCCTAATATCGACGCCAACACTAAATACGCCGTAACTAGCAACGATGATTGCATTTCGTTCTGATTCAACGATATGTCTAATTTGTTCTCTTGTATCTGCATCCGTTCCTCCATGAACGAAAAATATTGTTCTACCATTTGATTCCTCCTTTATCATATCGTAAAGTATCTTTCCATGTTTTTCAACAAAACGAAATAGAAGAAGTGTATTAGTATTTAAATCTAGAACTAATTTTTTTATAAATGTATTTCTTGCTTCAGAATTTACCAAATAATCCAACTCTTCTTGATAACTTATATTCCTAAGATCATGACATATTGAATCTGGATGTCTTAGTAAAATTGCTTTGATAGTAAAGGGTGATAGATGTTTACTGTCTATAAGCTTCTTTGTTGAGGTGACCTTGTAGACCTTACCAAACAACCCTTCTAGCACCAATTTATGAGTTAATGTTCCGTCTAATGTTCCAGTTGTTCCTATACGATATTTTGCATTAATACACTTGGTCATTATAGATGTGAGAGATTTTGACTTAAAACCATGAGCTTCATCACCAATCACAAGTTCATATTGTTCAAAGTATTTTTGTTGCATCTTATAAATTGACTGCCATGTTGATATTATGATAGGCAGTTCAGAACCTTTATCTCTTCCAGCAAAAACCGTATGACAGTTGTTTGCTACATCAAATCCATATTCTCTAAAATCATTATACATTTGAGAAACAAGAGATATAGTAGGAACTAAAATAAGAGTCTTCAAATTCAAATACCTTATAAGTATATAGATAATCAAAGATTTACCTGAAGCTGTTGGTGAAAGTAAAAGTGCTTTGTGGTGGGTCAGGGCATGATTGGCAGCAATCATCTGATAATCTCTAGGGATTACTGGTAACTTTAATGAATCTATAAAATCTTTCTTAATCTTTATTTTTTCATTATTAAAATCTGAATCAAACTTAACTTTATAGTCTCTGGTATAGAGAAATTTACAAAGATGTTCAAATAATCCTCCATAAAGAAGACGGTTATGAACATTAAAAAGTCTTATCTTTCCATCCCAAAGTCTATTACGATATGCTGGCATAAATGTGTAGCCAGGCACCATAAAAGTAAAATGGTCACAAATTTCCTGAGCAGTTGAAGCTTCACAATCTATCTGGATATAGACTTCATTTTTTTTAGATATGTTAATTATTTCCATGAGAAAATTTCAACCAATCCAAAGCATTCTTAATCTGAAACCCTCGATTGTTTATCATCCTAATAACAGAGTCCAGATAGTTTATCTTTTCCTGTAGGACTACTAATTGTTGTTTCAATTTGATTACATCATCATCTGATTCAATATATTTAGCTATTTCATTCTTGAGAAGTCTTCCCAAATATTGTTCCCATCCACGCCGTTCAAGTTCTTCTTGAGACATTTTACCAGAATAATACTCAGTCTTAGCCCGAACTAATTTAGATAGTTCAAACTCAACTCCTTTTAGTCTGATTCGTTCATCAGTAAAAATTTTAAGATATTTGTCGTGAATTAGCGGGATACGAATGGATTCTGTGCCCAGTTCTGTATAATCAATTTCACGATCTCTATGCCAAAGTTCTTGAATATCTTCAAGTTTCAAATCACCTCCTTAAATAATAATTAAACTGGTTGCTTATGCCCCACTAGTGTCAGTTGTAGGGGGTTTTTCACCAGATGGGTAAGCTCGCGCTCCTTCGTATGATACATCATTGTTGAGTAGGTTTTCAACTGTATAAACATCATAACGAAAAGAAACATCTGCAGTAACATAATCTATATCTGTTCCACCGCTGTCAAATGCAATTGAAGTAAGGCTTAATGGGAAACATTCTCTAAATCGAAAATTTATCTGTGCATTCATATTACTGGTCAATACAGTTAAAGTTGCGTCAGTAGTCAATTCTGAGTTTTCTGATAATTTTTTATATTTTGCTTGGCCTTCTTCAGTTGGAAATCCAAGTCCGACAATCCAATCATAAATTGATAACCAATTTTTCATATTTTCATCTACTATGAATTTTATTGACAACTCTTCAAAACTAACTTCATCCCCAGCCATTGCCACAGTTTTTAATGGTGTAGGAACATCAATAGCAGATATTGAAATTCCAGGCAAAGTAGCAGACTGAACAAAATAGTTTACTTCTGGAAAATTATTAAGTTGAAATTTAAACCCAATAGGACTTAAAAAACTAGTATTGGTTGGTTGATCTCGTAATGCAGCCATAAATGGAATATCCTTTCTGTAATATTTAGTTAGGACAAAAAAAAAGGGTGACTACAATTAAGTAATCACCCTTCTCACGTTCTTTAGGGGTAGTAACTCCTAAAGACTTAACTTACATCAAATTGTCAACTCTGATCAATCTGTAGTAGTAGTTACCATTGGCTGTCAAAGCTCCGGCACCACCGCTGTTTCCAAATGGATTGGATACGAGGCCGTAACGTGTTTTGAAACCAATTTTTGGTTGAAAGGAACTTTCACCAACCGCACGAACCATTTGCAATGGAACGTAAGGACAGTAGAAGATACCTGCATCATAAGCAGA